CTAAAGGTAATTGCTCCGAGAGAGGCTCTAGGGTTCTTGCGTAGGTTTAACTCTCTAGAAGCAATATCAGTGATGTCTAAAAGGTTCTTGATGTTGGAATCGACTGAACGCTCAAAGAGGCCGTAAGAGGCTATAGAGTCGCTATCAGAGGTACTGTAGGTCGAGCCATAGGCTGTGGAGTAACGATAGATAAGGCTGTTGCGAATGCGGGCAATCTGTGTCTGAGACTGGATACTGCTAGGAGTTGCATAAGAGCCATCAAGGTTAGTAAAGCCATTAGCTGCAAGGTAGTTAGATCGATGGTCTGCATCGTCATAGGAGACATCGCCATCCTTTTCCTCATAGACAGTACCTAGTGCGCTAGTGGCAATCTGGTCTGCAAGGGTTTGAGACTTGGCAGATGCACTAGCTGCAAGTGCAATCATTGTGTAGAAGCCTGCGTCAATAGTGCCAATGTAAGACTCTGCTGTAGCCCATGTGACAGTTGCTGGATATGTATCCCAAGTGACTGTAGGGGTCACTTCAGCCCAAGACAGATTTAGAGCTGAACCAAGAATAGCTGCAATCTGTGCGCCATCTAAGGCTTCTGCTAAAGCAGTGTTATAGACCGCCTTAGTCAGTTTAGCCAGTGATCCAATGCCTAGAATTGTGCCAGTAGTGATAAAACCCGTTTCGTCTGGGCTTCTGACTCCAATGTTAAAGTCAGATACTTCTCCACCAAATACAGTAACATAAGTACCGCTAGAGTTTTTAAGTTCTAAAAGTATTTCTTCAGTTACATTAATTGTAAAATCTGCACTAGTGGTGTTAATAATTGTTACTTGGCAGTAACCAGCAGTGGCTTGTCTGTCAATGTCTAGACGACCAGATGCGAAAGAAACAGAGGTGACAGTCGTATAGACATCATCACCTACTGTAATTCGCCATTCTGGAAGCCACGTCATTAGCGAATCCTAAGAGTGCCACGATCAATCGCGCCTTGCAGATACTGATCAAGAGTTTCTGCAATAGCGTTAGGGTCTCCTACAACTGAGTTGATATTGATTACAAAGGTAGAAAAGTTGCGATCCATGTTTTGAGTTGGATTGTAAAGAGTTCCAGCTCCAGCCACTGTGCCACTGGCTGTGCTAGGTAGGTTAGTTACATAAACTGCCAAAGGATTGTTTAGATCATAGTTGCGGTCTAAGGCTTGGGTTGGGTTATAGGTAACGCCTGCGATGGCAGTAGGATTTACAGACAAAGGATTGATAACTATTTTTTGCATGGCTAATAGTTTAGCCAGCGCAGCATCAAGGTTGCTTATATTAATCAAATCTTTAGGCACAATAGAATTAAGGATTGACTTGATGTCAGCCAGTTTGAGATTTTGGTTTGTCAAGGCTCCAAGAATTAAAAGGTCTTTATTTAGCTTGTTAGTTGCAGCAGTAATGGCTGCTTCATCCTTAGAAGCAATAGCATCTTCTAGGTCAAGGATGCTCTGCTTGATGCGAAGGCGAGCAATATCGTTAGTAATGGCTAGGAGTTGAGCCTGAGAAGTGACCTTACCTAACTGGTCAGCTTGGTTAATCATTGCAGCGTTAAGTTGGATTTTATCCATATCAAAGACATCTGTACCCTTTGCAAGGGCTAGATTAGCCTTATCGATTGCAGCAGATAGTTTCTTATTAGCAAGAATCTTTGCCTGAGCTGCTGCTTCCTCTTTTGTAAGTTTTGTAATCTTAGTCTGAGTTTTTAAATAACTGCCAGCCTGAATAGGATTTTTACCCATAGCAGCTCTATTTTGTGCTGCTATTTGTGCATCTATTTGATCTGCGACTTTATTAAAGTTATTAATAGCATCTACTGGATTAGTCAATAACTCAAAGATTGTAGGCACTGCGTTAGATAATCTAATAAATCTGCCAAAATCCACAATTAAATTACTTATTGCTTCTGAATATCTTTCAATATCAGAAGTGGCATTATTGATGCTACCGCTAGATTCTGTAAGGGCTTGGACTATGCCTTTGCCAATAACTTCTTTAGCGTTATTGCCTGCAATAGTCAGTTTGTTAAGTTGGCCTGCATAACTTTCAGCAGCAGAAGATGCCTGTCCTGCAAAGAGTTCAGCCAGCCTTATCTGGATTTCCTCAAAAGATGAGGATGTCAATTCAGCCTTAGATAGTCCTACACCTAATCGACCTAGTGAAGCATTATTGCCTAGATAGGCTTTTTGTAATCCCTGACTAACTGTCGTTAAGTCTTTCCCAGTGCCTGCCGAAATATCTAGAGCAAGGCCAAGTAATGTAGTTGCTTTACTGACTGAGGATGTAGCGCGGAGCAACCTATCCATAGCAGGACGAAGTTGATCATCAAGAACGCCTGTCTGCTTTTCAAGATTGCTAATCATCTCATTGACATAAGCCGAAGTATTGCCAGTCTCAAGACCAAGATTCTTTAGGGTAATACCCAAAGAGCGAGCAGCATTATCATCTTCTACAAATGCTTTAACAGAAGCCTTGCCATAAGCAACTACAGCAGCAGTACCAAAAGTAATGCCAAATGTTCTGGCAAGACCTTTTACATTTTTGTTAAGTTTTGTCACAGCAGTATCAGCTTGCTTAAAGGATTTAATGCCGGTGAACTCGGCCGCTAAATTAATGACTACGGATGGGTCAATGGCCATTATTTAACTCCCATTTCTTTATAGAACTTTACTTTAGAGTTCTCAATAGCCTTAATAATTGCTGCGTTAGTCTTACCGCCATCTTCTTTCCATGCTCTAAAGATTGCGCGACCCTTCATCTTGCGTGACCTACGACCTGCACCTGTCTGATTATTAGCATCGACTATGCCACCATACTGATCCATCGCTTCAATAAACATATTACCTGCGCTTGGGTTATTGCTTCTAGATTGATTTTTATTACCTGAGCGAATCATCTTGCCGTAGTTAGATTGGCCTTCTCGCACAACTTTAGCCATAGGAGCTTGCTCGCGACCATTAGGGTTCTTGCGACCAGCAGTCTCATAGATTGCACCAGCAACAGACATATTGGCAATACGGGCTAACGCTCTGAATCCTTGCTTGTTAGGCTTGGATGGAGTGGTCTTATATCCAATACCGCGCTTGGCTTTACCTGTGTTCCAGATACGAGCAGTACCCCAAGCAGTTTCACTAGTTCTATTCCATCCACTTAGAGGTGCGCGTGAAGGAATGAATCCTCTAGCCTTATTAGTAATTGGCTTGAGAAGATTGCCTAACTCTTTTTGAGTTTCTTTAGCTAGGTCTGGAGTAAAATCTTTAAGAGCCTTACGGAGTGCGAGTGCGCCCTTTACTTCTGTTGGCATCGCTTATCTCCTTTTGCTCATCTTTAAGACCCTTCAACAAGGCTTCAAGCATTATTGGGTCTAAATCTAGTAAATGCTGTGGCGCGATTCCCAACCTAATGCTCAAGCGAGCTATTAGATAGGTGAATGGATAATCGCGCTTTAAGCTAAAGGGTCTGAGTCAAGTACCTCGACACTCTTAAGTGTTTCGATAAACTCAATCCCGAAAGGCTTGACAGTTTCACCTGACCTGCGTGTTATTTCCCAACTCAACCAATAGACCATTCCTTGCATTTCTTGCTCACGAAAGGCGCGATGGAAGCCCATCTTATGATGCAACTCAAAAGAGTATTCCACCGCTGGGGTGATTTCGCCTTCAAGTACGCTTCCATCATTTCTTACGATCTTAAGTCTTGCCATGATTAGCCCCTTAGTTTAGTTGATTATGACCAAGTACCAGTAGATGCGTAAGAAGTCTTGCTGTTACATGTAAATGTAATATCAATCATTCCTTCATCGCTAACTGCACCATTGATGTCAGTTAGGTTATCTACAAGAATTGTACCTGAATATAAAACATTTGTTGCTGATACAGCTGCTGAAGAATCTTGAATTGCTTGGAAAGCAACTGTAGTTCCAAATGCTGCTTGAAGTGTTGCAAGAACGCTTCCTGCTGCTGTGTCGTTCAAAAATGAAACAGTGATTGAATCTGAAGCCAATCCAGTTACGAACTTATTGGCGGTATCGCCCATGGCCGTTACAGGAATCTGGTCTAGAACGCGGTTAAGAGTGAATGCGGTAACATGATCAGAAAGATTGACTGTAGCAATCTTAAATCCGACCTTGTTGTTTAAGAAAATTGCCATGGATTATTCCTCATCTTTCTTGGTTGATACTGGCTTTGGTGCTGGTTCGCTGACTTGACCAATCTTTTTCAAGAAGGCCAAATCCTCTGGTGTTAGTGACATATTAGCTCCAACTTGAACATAGGATTGATACGGACATCTCGCAACTGAGAAGGTCTCCCGAAGCAGCATTGAGAACGCTAGGTGCGCTTATTGCGCCTACATTATAGGTCAAAGAAGATGCAGCGAGTTTGTTAAACACTCCAACTACAAAATCTTCTATCCCGTTAAGGTTGCCCTCATTATCGAAAAGAGGGGTCGTAATAATCAGCCGAAAGTTGGCTAATGGGCTTACTGTGTTGCGAGCATTATTGCTAGGAGTAATGTAAGGGTCGTCTGGACTCACAATAACTGAATTGGCTAATACTGTGGCAGGCGGGAATGCAAAGACTTGGTATTTCGTGTTATCGACTAAGGCGTTAGCTAATGTCGTTCTGAGTGTTGTGAGAGCAACTGGCATTATCCCACCATCGAGCGTGGGTCTAGTGCGTGGGCTATCAATCCTCGCACCTTAGCGAGAAGCTGTGCGCTCATTCGATAAGGGGAAGGCTGGAAATCAACAAGGTTACTGCCTGAAAGGGTTGCAGTACGCGCTTGCCATATATCAACAGCGATCATCAAAGCTGCATTCTGAATTGCCGTATCTGTTGTCCAGACTGTGTAAGTATCTGGAGCAACTGTGCCATAAGGCTCAATTATGTGATAAGGAACAGTAGTGGTGTGAGTAGTAGCCATACTGATCGAGTATTCACCGACTGCTGTAATGGTCTTAGTGCCATTATATTTTGTGCCAGAATTGGTAATAGTTACAGACTGTCCAACATAAAAGACTTCTGTAATAGGTTCATTGAAATAAAGAGTACCGATGCTTGGTACATTGCTATGTGCAACTGAAAATTGATTAGGTGTCCATAACATCGGAATAAGAACAGCGTCTGAAGCGTCACAGACTTCTTGGAGAACAGCATCGGTGTATAGCGTTCCGACACCCAAAGTGGTGCGTAATTCGCTGACTGTTGTAAGTGCCATTCCCATTCCTTTCTTAAGACTCTGGGGAGTAGAGGGCTACTACTCCCCAGAGCGACTTAGAGTGTTACTAGATTACGCGATGTCTAGCTTGCGGAATGCTGTTGGGTAGCGATTAACTACTGCAACATAT